GGTTGTCGTCCGAGTACTTTATATAGTTCCAAAAAAATAAAGACCTATCTCTAGGTCTTTATAAATCTCTCAGCAATACTTAGTAGTTTTTGCTCCTACTTATAGTTTACCCTGTTTTTTTAATTTTTCAACCTTGTCTTGCAAATATGGATTACTGCAAATATTCTGATAGTGAGCATATGTCTCGTGGAATCGTTCTAGCTCAATCTCCGATACGTGTTGCCCCTGTTCGAGATCAGAGATGAACCGCGATAGAAAGTCCTTGCAACGGTTCAAGTCCATGTCATTCACATTCTTAGCGATCATGTCTACTTTCTGCTCAAGAGGTTTTAAGGACTCCTCTATCTGTTTGCCTAGGAGATTGCAAAAGTACTTATAAATTGCTACGGCGCTACCGATAAAGGTAGCCAGTACAGTAATACCAGTAGTTATCTGTCCTACCGTAATATGTTCCACCGTCTACCCCTCCTACTTATCTTTCTTTTTTAACAATTTAAAGGTGAATAATAGCATTGTACCAGTAGATAGCAATAGTTGACCAAGTAATTGGCCGAATGTTACGACATCAGTAGTATTAATTAACGCAACCACGAGTGGTGCTTGAGTTCCGGCAATAATTAATAGATCACCTAATAGGTACACGACCATCTTTGTTTTCGGTGAGAACTCCATATCTTTATTAACCTCATCAATAATTTCTTTTGCTTCTTCCATATTTTTCTTATGCTCCTCGATTAATTTTTGAACTTCTTCCGGCTTCATACCAGGTTTAACGCCTGGTACTGGTGCTAGATCATCACCGAATCCATCGTCTTTTTTCGCTTCCTCCTTGACCTCTTTTTCGGTAATAGGTCGTTTTTCTTCTTCGGTAGAAACTTTGATTTCTGCTTTTGTTTCTTTAACCCCACCATTAATAATTGACTCTGGAGATACTGGTGCAACCACTGGCTCTAATGCTTCAGCTAGAATACCATTATTGAATCCATTGGTCTTAGAATATAGGGTGCGATAGTATTTCTTGCCATTCACAGTTGTCTCCTGTACTAAATTACTGATAATCATTCCCGCTTGAATATCACCCTTATCTGCGCCTGTATCTAGATCGATAATATCTACTTTTGTTTTGGCTTTTAATGCTAGTGGTTCGATATTAACCCAGACTACCACTGGTTTTACTTCGACTACTGGTGGGAAGTTGATCGCGTTTGCACGATCTGCGATCTCTTGAAGTCTAGGATAAAGACTTGGACCAGGGCAAGCCGTGATAGCTCCGTACCAGTCCTTATGGCCGGACAAAACCGGCATATCTACCTTAGGGTTAATCCAGAGTTTGCCAAGATTATTACGTTTTGCAATGTCTGCCACAAGTTTTACGAGGGTTTCAAAAGTGTCTGGCGCAATCTCCCAGTTTGGTGCGCCAGTAGAGTTGGTCGTCTCAATACTGACTGTTCTGAGATTGCCAAACCAGTTATTGCAATGCCATGTAGTATTGTTTTCGTCTACGTATTGATGGATTTGATTACCGCCCACACCATAATGTGCAGAACCATTACGGTTTGCTCGTGCGAATGTTGACCCGATAGAGTCAAGCGAGGTTGAGGCCGCGTGATGTACTACAATGCCTTGAATTCTATTCCCTTCATGGCCCACATTATAGTTGGTTGGATTCGCTGGCCACCACCTTGTTACCAGATTAGAGTTACTCATTTTGTCTCCTTTTTAATTATTACGATAAATATGACTATCAGCACTGGTATGACTATCCAGAATCTAATAACCAACACCCAAAAAACTATTGAAAGCACTAACGCTAGAAGCCATACTAATACCTTGAACCAATCTATTTTCATTTTTCTACTCCATAGACTACAATTTTTCCACCTTTTTCGGGTCTGTTTAGCATAATCTTAAGAGCCGTGATATTACGTGGATGCGCAATAATTCTTCCACTGATCTCCTGTGTAAACAAGTTGCCTGTCGTGCCGCCAAAACTCTCTGCTCGATACATCGGGAAGTTCTTCAGGTCATTATTTGTCATAATCTCGATGTGGTAGCTAGAAGCAAAGTGTGCCACCGTCCATACTGCTACCACCTGATCTAACGTTCGCACGATAGGCTCGCGATTAGTGGCGTTATGTTGTGCGCCAACCTGGAGACAGTTTGCGAACGTCATTGGTGGGCTATTAACAATCGCCTGAATATAATCCCACCTCTGTGAAGTACCATCGGATGACTCATAATGAGCATCAACGATGATCTTCCAATACTTACTGAAGTCTAGAGGAACTTCTTTAACAACTTCCTGCGCTGTGTCAAAATCATCAACTATATAGCTAAAAATCTTCTTATAGATAATCGAGTCTGATATATTCGGCTTATCTTTGAGGTCATTATAACTACCAGAAGTTGCCACGGTATGTAGGTTTGGTCTACCAGTAAGATCATTGTAGTTTCCAGAGGTTGCGACTGGCTTTAGCGTAGGCTTATTTAATAAATCGCTATAGTCTCCAGATGATGCTACCGGCTTAAGCATAGGTTTGTTTTCAAGATCGCTGTAATTACCTGAAGTTGCGACTGGTTTTAAGCTTGGTCTATCTTTGAGGTCACTGTAACTTCCTGTCTTTGCAACGGCGGACAGAGTATTGATCTTCGAGTCAATATAATCCTTATTGTTCTTGTCTCCGCTATCAACATATGACTTAGTGACGCCACCAGTGCTTGATGCAATGACTTTAAGTTTGTGATTATCGACCTCGAGTGTCTCTGGGTCGACCTCACGGATATCAACTAGTGTCTTCATCTTTTCAAGGTTTTTATTCAAATCTCGAACCTGCTTTGGGTCAATTTTGTAGTCCATTTTATCCTCCTAATCCCTTAAGATTCGGTAAATACTTAATTCTAATTTCTGGAGTTGCACCTGTAGCTGTAACTAAGATATTAGTTGTTCCGTCATAAGTACGGAGTTGCTTGAGCTTGTTTAATTCTGCAAGTGTAGTTGAATCTGTAACCTCTGTCGTGATCGGCTGAGTGATTGGATATAAAACGGTAATGTTATTTTGATTAAGCCAATTCTCAAAACCAGTAATATTCGGGATATTATTCATACAAAAAGCTACATTAGTGCCGTTATCTCCACGGATAGCTCCTGTCTTATCTGTGTTCGGATATCTCTTGATATTATTAAAGTGTGAGAAGTAAGCGTCATCGTAATTCTTGGTAGCATTGATGATGTTCTGACATATAAAGATATTCTCTAGCTCAGCCGTTTTAATCCAGTTCTCTGAACCGTTTAAGATTTTTGTAGCCGTATTTTTTACTAAATACCACTTATCATCTCTCATAATGATGTAGTCTTGGTAGTTCCCGACTTTATATAGTGCAGGAAGATTTGAAGATAGACTACTGCTAATAAACTCTGTAAAGTCGGTATTTTCACCGTCTTTTACTAGCGTAATTCTTAGTCTTAGGTTCTTATAATTCCAGAATGCTTCACTCGTCTCTATATGATAAGGAACCCAGACAAATGGAACGTAATATTCCTCAAGTGTATCATTGACGGTGATAGCAAACTCATTTGAGGAGTTATTCAAATGCTCTGGTTTTAATACAGCTTGATATGGCTGTTTTGATGTATTTCTCTGAATCGGAATCGTGTATATGAAATATGCTCCAGACCAAACTTTCTCAACAGAACCACCAAGGTGTTCGATTTTTAGCTTGTACTTTTCGCTAGTAATATAACTCTTAGAATCAAAAACGCTCATTAGCGAGAAGCCCGTAGTAGGCGTACCATTTAACTCGAATGAACCGTCAGAATAGGTTTTAATATTAACGCCATTGACTACTCTTTCACCGAATCTAGTGTCGAATAGATTCTTGCCTTGAGAAAAGACAGTTATATTTTTTACACCTTTAATCTCTCCGAATGTCGGGGCATTCATACCGACTGGGGCATAATTATTGCCGTCGAACGAACTACCCTTAAACAAACCAAACCTACTCAAAACTGAGTTAGAGCCATTCCAAAACGCTTTTTCACCTGTTACGAGATAAATATAAGCCTCTGAATAAACAGATGTGTTCCATGTAAATGTTGCAGTTTGACTATTGATAGTATTGTAATATTCGTAAATATTATTGTCTTTACGTTTTAGCCTGACGGTTAATCGTAGATTGTCAGTAGGTGTGTCGGCATACACAGAGTAGGCTGTATTGTTTTCGAGTAGGTCGGTAATGATCTTCTCTTGGAATCTAACATTATCCTTAGTAGTTATACCAGTGCATTTAATCATTCCACCTGCTTGTTTTAGGGTTAAGCCGTCAACGGTAACTGGTAGGCCATTCGTACAGTCATACAGGTTAGCTACTCCACCAGTGTATGGTTCATAAGGAGTCGCAGTGCTACCATATTCTAACTGAGCTTTAACAGTATCGTTCAGTTTGGAACCATTATTTGCAGCAATAAACAAGTAGCCAGCGACAATTGGTTGATTAACCGTAAATGTCTCTGAGGTAGAAGTTGCGGTAATGTTTGCAACCTGTGCAGCACTTGTATTATCTGCCAACTTATATTTAAATATAATTCTATGTGTTCGAGGGCGGTCAATAGAAAGTGTGTATGTACCAGCCGGGAGTGGGGAGCTAAAATCAATATATCTTGTGATGTCCGCCCAGCTATTAGTCATTTGCCCTGAGTAGGATATAGTGCCATCATCTGCAACCGTTGAAGATAAGCCATTGCTAGAAGTTGGCGTATTTGATATCTTTAATAGATTTTTGCCTACATAGTTAGCCTGTTCAGTATTGCCATAGATTGTCATTCCTAGTACCTTGGTGGCAGAGGAATTGAGTTTTAGGTTCGTGCCTTTGTCAGATTCTTTTGAGAATGCGTTGAGGATATCGGAGATTAAATTATTCTGCTCATCTTGCTCTTTTGCGACATTAGAAAATTGAGTATCAGATGACAACTTATTCGTGGCAACATTGGAATTTAATAATGAAATATTAGTTGAATTTGTGTTTGCTTTTTCAGTTGTAGTTTTGAGATTTTCAGTATTTACTCTAACCCTACTTGAAAGCTTATTAGCTTCGGTATCAATTTTCTTATCGACTGTTCCGATTCTATTAGCTACCGTAGTAGCAAAATTTGGATCATCTCCGAGTGCTTTAGACAACTCCTCTAATGTGTCTAGGGTTTCAGGAGCAGAATTAACGACCTCCGCAACTTTGGCATCAAGTTGCGCTTTAGTGACTACGTGATTATCTTGGGTGGCATTTTCAGCAGTAATATGTCCATTTACTACAAGCTCTCCACGGACTGGATGGGTCGCACCAGCAGTAATTGGTAGGGCCTCAACATCATCGGCGGTTAATCTCATATCATGCGATAGGAATTTATCGTTAATTCTACGAGTTTTCGGAACATAATTATCGGTAACTTCATGCACGTCATCAGCCAATACCGTCATCTGATTATTAACGCTTGAGATATTAGCGTTGAGAGATGATAAATTATTACTATGCGAACTGACAGTGCTTTCATTATTACTAATTCTAGTCTCATGGTCGTTTAGTGAATTACGGAGGTCGTTATCAGTCTCCTCTCTAGTTCTGACTTCATTATTAAATGCATCTAATGTCGCTAGCTCAATATCTCCGTCGCCATCAAGATTAGCCCCATTAATAGTTTTTAAATGGATATCTCCAGTTTTGCCATTGATGGAGACATTAATGTCACCAACATTACCAGCATTATCATTTAGCACTACCTCTAACCGACCAGATGGTAAGTCATCGTAATTAAGAGTAATTTCACCACTCTGTAGTACATATCCGTCCGAGTATGCTATTCCATTCATTAGAATATAAGAGACCTGCGAAGACTCGATGTTAAGCGGTAAAATATAGGTTCGTTTAACCCCATCCATTTCAGCAACAAAGACACGTCTAGTCTTAATTGCCGGAACTGCACCACCATCAATAGTTTGTCCGTTGCTTAAAGTCGCTTCCAATCTATTCTCTTCGGTAATTCTAAGATTGGTGACGCTATCGCCCTTTTCGCCAGTAGCACCACGATCATTAGAATTAACTGACACATGAATGATTTGAGAATTATTATCTTCAACAGAATGGATCACGTTCATAGATTGTCTCCCGCTTGTTTATTGTTTGACCCACCGATAACTTCGAAAGAGCCAAGAAAAACCCTTCTGGCATTTGATGAGCCATCCGAATCAGTCTCAACAATGTCGCAGAAATAAGTTTTATTTGCATCTAAATAGGTATCTTTTTCAGTAAGATTAAAAACCACTCGATTAGGCTCGCTTGAATCAATTACGCCTCTAATTTTGAATAGCGCAGAGGTGTCTTCTTTATCCAGATCCCACTGTTTCTTCTTAGCGGTTAAATATAGGACTTTATCAGCTTTAGCGATTGGTTTGCAATTTTCGTCAGTAAAAACAATCACGACTCTCTCAATGCAGCCACGGTTTAATGGATTCATTCGTACTACACGAAGTCCATTCATTACTTTTTACCCTCTTTCTTTTTGATTTTAGGGGTAAGTCCGTCCAAGAAAGAAATCTCAAAAACATCGACGTTCTTGTCTGACTCTTCTTTTTTGTTTTCTTTTTCTTTTTTCTCAGACTTAGCAAGATAATCCTGCAAAAAGTTCATATGGCTCTTAATATCCGCAGCCATTTCAATGAGTTTATCTTTTTTCGACTGATCTTCTTCAAGTTCGATCAGTGTGTAGTAATTCGATAAGATATCAACGAGATCGCGTAAAATCCATTTTGCCTTATCTCGTCGAGATTCTGGATGTTCAAAAGAATCCATTTGATTCCTATCACATCGCCATTATGGTTATTATAGCACATGATCCAAAGAAAGCGGTAGTAAATTTATTTATGATATTATTTAGATAAGGAGTCAAAAACAATGAAAAAACCTTCATCTTTTGAATATACTATTTATTTAAGACCAAATACTCTTAAAGACGGCTTGAGTATTGCAAAAAAGAATAGTAAACAAATGCTAGAATTGTGTAAATTAATTTATCTTCCAAAGGACGAGCTGATTATTAGCCAGGATAGTTTCACCAAAAATATAAAATTACATAACCCTAGGATACGGCAAGTTCTATGGCATATTCATCTCGAGAATAATAAGGACCGGGATGTAGATTTGCTGATTTCACTTGACTACGATAAGAATATAGACGGTCCTTGTGTACGAATATATTATGGTTTCGATAATCTTGAGGAAAGTTATTCTGAATTAGAAATTTGTCGCTTTCCACTTTTTCTAGAGACCGCTACGAAGAACTACATAGCTCCATATGGTTGGGAATGGACAGGTCAGGGTATCTTAAGAGACGAGATTCTCGTCCAGTGGAGATAATTAATCTTCTGCATTTGCTCTAGCAAAGTTCTGAATAACCTGCCTTGCAGCTGCTAGTTTTCGCTTCTTAGCTGCTTCGTTTTCGCCCCATTGTGGAATATAGGCTCTGCGGATTGATTCTCGCTCTTTTTCGCTGATTTGTGCACCAGATTGTAAATAACCTAAAGCAGATTCAAGTGCCTCTGTCGAGCTTTTATATTCATTACCACCAATATTCATAAGACCACCTAAAATTGGAACATCTGCCATTGCTGAGCCAATATTTGCTTGTTGACCTTCTAAATTATTAAGAAGATCCATAGCCACATTGGCCTTCTTTTGTGAATCTGTTAATTTAGTAGCTTTAGCTTGAGGGTTAAATATAGTCTGCTGTGTTTTATAGATATTCATCATATCTCCATATAATCCAGCTAATTTAGAATATGAAGCGACATCTCCAGCATTCAACGCAAGTTGCATTGCATCACCAATTCTCGTTAATTGCCCGATAACTGGACTATCATCAGTGCGAGATTGTTGAGACGCGTGGTTTATATTGTTTTCAACCAGATCTTGAGAATTATAATCAGACATATTATTATTAGCGTTCGCTCGCATTGCATTTTGTACTTTGTATGCACTATCATTTCCTACGCCACGTCCAATCATATTTAATGCGGTCTGTGGGATTACTTCTCTACCAAGCAGTAAAGATGAGAGGTTGGTAGTTTTATTGTCTGGGATTTTTGGTTGTTTTGAAGTAGTGGTAGGCGAGTTGGTTGGATTACTCCTAGTTTCTACTTGATCGGCCATGTAATTATAGGCTTTCGCCCTGACACGGTCAGCAACATTAGAACTTGCAATATCACCTAATAACTTGCCAAGAACTGGAGTTTTAGAGATCATACCGGCAATCCTGCGACCTTCATTAGCTGCGTCTCCGACACGCTGACCATAAGTTCCATAATTCATATATTGATTATCAATAACTTTACCCATATTAACGAATGGCGCAACCGTGCTTCTTAACTCTCCTACATCGCCAGACTTCATGATTGTGTTATCAACATAATTAGCCCATTTTTCATTCTTTGGAGCTAAGTTTTTTAACTCATCCGCAACATCAGGCGTGAGCACTCCTTCAATATTAGCTCCACCATATAGCCGATCTTTGAGAACCTCTGTAATGGAATCCAATACCTTAGCTTTATCACCTCGTTCTGGAGTGGTCAAGCGATAATTATTCCCAGACTTGCCCTTTAACTCTGCCGAGCGTTTCTCAAGTGCCTTAATGGTATCAAAAACATCTTCTGGCTGATCTAAACCAGTGATTGAACCCTCTCTTCTTGATGGCAACCTATTAAGTTGAGCGTCGATTGAAGCGCGGATTGCTTTCTCATCTGAAGTACCAGAAAGACCGTTTAAGGCAATCTGTTCATCGATAATCTTACTAATATCTGAACTCGTGTCTACTGGCTTAGCGTTAGATACTAATTTTTGAGTAAGTTTAGTAACTTTACCATTTGCGCCAGTAATATTATTAATAATATTCTCAACATCAGCTGGTTTGACAAATCCAGCGTCGGCGACTCTTTGGACGTTCTCTAACGCATTAGCAGATCGTGCCATTGGCTTATCAATAGTTCCATACTGATCGAGTAGTGCCTGCGCAGCTTTAAGACGTAATTGTCCAGCGGCAGATGTTTTACTATTGATATTTTGTCCGTTTTGTGGTAGTGTCAAATTACTCGGTGCACCGCTAGTATCACCGCCGAATGGATCTCCGGTGGTAGCACTATTACCTAGGGTAGTGTTCGGTGCAGAAGTTTTTTGCTTTTGAAGCTCAGTGGGTAACCCCTCAAAAGAGGAAACAACCCACTGTTTTTTCTTGTCGCTCCAATCTAGTCTCACAGCACCTGTATTATCGTTATTGGTAAGAGTGATCCTCTTATCATTAGTGTACCTAGGGTCATCTACAACAGTACCATTCTGGATAATATTAGCCACGTTTTTCACCGCACCAGTTCCATGTTTTTCTAAGATATGAGCAAGTCCGAAGCCTTCTTTACCACCTTTTCCATATACTAGATCGATATTATCATCACCAGTAATATTACCAACGGCAGAGCTCTGTAAGGCTGCAGGAACTTCACCTTTTTTACGATACATTAAATAATCAATAGCTTCTTCTGGTTTGCCGGAGAATTGCGTATAGGCTTTACCAAAATCCTTTGAAGGTTTGCCAGCCCAAATATCATCACGAACATTTTCTCCAATTTGCCTTAGTTTGCCATTTATGCTACCCGAAATGCCACCCTGTAAACCCCCAGAACCAGCTGTCGAGATGGCGTTACCAAGGACTTGCCCGAGGTCTCCACCATTGAGTGCGGTAGCCATACCACTACCTACAGCTCCACCAGTAGCACCGGAGATAGCCCCGCGCACAAAATTACTCTTGCCAGCGTTTAGAACTTTCTGACCGATCACACCTAGCTGGTTAGCTGCTTGTTTTTCGGCCAATTCGCCCATTTTCTTGCCAACATAATCGTTCATCTTGGATGTCACAGCACTAGTTACGGCACCAGTAGCTGCACTTTTTAGAGCATTACCAAGATCGGCATCATTGCCTTTTTCTTTATATTCATTAGCAAATCCTGAAACAGCTCCTTGAGCGACATTAGCTGCGAACTTACCTCCGCCTGGAATGAAGTTAGTTAAGGTCGTCGCTGCATCCAATGCTTCGCCTGCCGCCTTGCCATAGTTAATTTGACCCTTAGAATCTGTACCGTATAACCATCGCTTGAAAGCATCAGTATTCTTACCTTCGTTATAGCCTTTCCTAGTCTCTTCTCCACCCATTAGATCCATAGCAGAGGTTATACCAGTGCCAATTGTACCAATTGTACTTTTACCAACATTAATAGCTGCGTCGGTGATACCTTTACCTAACCCAGTTAAACCCGCTAATAATTCACCCAAACCAAAACTTGGTGTCTTCTGTTGAGTCTGTTTTTTAGATTCTAAAGTAATTGGAGACTCTCTTAAAATGTTCTGTCGGCCGTAATAACCATCATCGTCCTCAAATCCGCTTCTTCTTCCGCCAAAATCAACCATTATCTACCTCCTAATAAACTTTGATAGTGTTTATACGTTGAGCCACCCATAATCTGCCTTCTAGTGTTAGAATCACCGTTCTGCCATCGCCTTAACATATCATTTAGGTAATCCTGTTTATCAACGTCATCCATACCTTCCGCCCAACCGTTATAATTCATTGCTGCATTGGATTTTAAGTAATCTATGAACGAGTTTTGGGCTGGAGTCGCTGCCTTTTGCTTCTGCGCTGCAGCTAGATACTGGTTATAACTATTCTGAGCTGCGATTTGCGCTCTCTGTAATGCTAATCTCTGTTGTTCGAGTGCGTACTGCCTATCTTTTTCAACTGCGTCATCGTATCGGCTTATTCCATACCTTGAAGCCTCAGATGCCAAGTTAGCCAGTTGGCTCTCCAAACTCATCTTATTCTGTGCAATTTGGGATGATAGATTCCCTCGGCTCTTATCGAAGTTCGTCTGGAGTTGTGATTGGGCTGGAGCGAAAGTCTGTGCGTAATATTTTCGGTTCGCAATATTTGCTTGGCCACCGAAACTACCACCGTTGCCGGCAGCCGCAAGAGAAGCCGCTTCAGCAGCGGTGTCGCGATTACGTTCTAATGTTTGTTGGTCTAATTGATATTGTTTTTGAAGCGCCTGAAGTCCTTGAGATTCTTGCCCAGCTAAAGCGTTAATCTGATTCTGAATCGCCTGACGTGCTGGTTCGTAGCTTCTCGTGACCTCAGCCTGATATTCTGCGAGAGTTTTTGCCATGTGAAATAAATTATTCTCACATCGCCATTATCTTGATTATATCATGTTTTTCTTAATATTTATGGTAAATAAAATCCAGAAATGTGGAACGTAAACGATTCAGTATGAGTAGTAGTATTATTACCTCCAGAGATCTGCACGCACTGCACCGTGAGCCTGATAGTATTCGCATCAACCGACCTCGTAAACACGTTATACACGGCATCGGTATGACAGATTTGCATGTAACCTGGGGTTATTAATCCCAGCGAGTGAGACTGGATATTTACCCTTTGGATAGTACTAGCGTTTGGGACTACTATATCAATATAGTCCTCTCTCCACTTCGCATCACTAACTGGCATGCCAGTGAAACTGGTGACAGTATGACTCTTTTGATAAGCTTGAGCTAGTGCCGGAAAATCTGAATTAATAATGAAATTAGCAATTTTAACCATTCTGATCTCCATAGATACGGTAATGGATCTTAGTAATGTCTTGATTAGCCCCATCGGTACGAATAATAAAGTCTTGTGTAGTAATTTTAGCGTAGACAATTCGACTACCCATGCTTGAGAAATTAACCCCACTAGGGTCATAAACATTAAAGAACTTCTTAACCACACCATTTCTGTCTTCTTGCCACGCTTCCACCTCTGGAATATAGCCTAGACCGTGATGATATACAATATTCTCACCTGAATTCCAATGAGCATTAAAAACGCCAGCCTGTACTAGTTTTGAGTAGTTAAAATCGGTATTAAAATTAAAGTTAGAGTAACGTATTTTAGGAGGTACTACATCAACATTAATATCACTTGGCATTAACCCGAAAAGCCTAGCCTTGACTGGTCGATTGAGACGACCGTAATTGATCAACCTAATGACTCTTTGTGTGGTTTCCGTCTGAAGATTTCCAATATTATCACCAGAGCTGGCAGGGGTGTCGATTGGTATAGAAGTGTTCCAATCATCGGTAGAAAATAAACCCATCAGAAGCGGTGCGAAACCTAGACCATGCTCGATTTCGATGCCTGTGGATGAAAACGGAACTACTATGTCTTTAATGTAGACGACGTGGTCTACTGGATAATCAGTGTTGATGATAAAATTACGTGGATTAACCATTTTCTAATTCATCCATCACATCAATTCCATCTTTAGTGATCCATAGTCCAACATGCCCATCCTTAGGGTGTTGCCCGAGTAGGATTCGTTGCTTATTGCCAGTGTCGCTAAGACTAATCCCGTATTTCTTGTTAGGGAGTCTCCCCATAGCTACAGCGTTCCCGCCAGCTTGCTTATAGTTTTTCGTAGTGGCCTCAGCATCAAGAGCCATTAAGTCTCGATTGATAAGCTGTAACGCCTGTTGCAGGTTGGCATTTGATGGTATTGGAGTAAAACGATTTGCCATTATCTAATCCTTTGCGTTTGAACTGTTAATGTATGTGATTTAAAGTTGACTGGCTCGAACGCAGCGTGGTGTTGATAACGAATCTGACATCTCTTAAACTCTCCATGGACTTTAGGCGTAGTCGTTAGCTTAGTTTCGACCACCCCTGTATATTCTCTAGTATTACCCCACACATAATTCATTTTTATATTTGCTTTGTTTTTGAGGTTGATTGAAAAAGCATATTTTACGTTATCCGAATAATCCAAAGCATAACCACACTCCACCGTGTATGGTTTCTGTGTGATAGCAAACTCTGGTCTCCACTTAGTAATGCGATGGAGTTGACTAGGCGAACCAAAATGTTGATATCCTGTATTGATATCAAAATCAATTGCTCCGCCAAGGTCGTTATAATTATTAGATAAGTCTTCTGCGAGCATAAGCATTCCAATCTTAGAATGCCCGCAAATAAGCCTATTCGAAGTGTTTCTCCGGCCTGAAGTAGATGCCACATAGGTGTTTGTATCAAAGCTCTCCCAGAGCCTTAGATTGAGATTATAAACAAGACAGCTATCATTCTCTCCATCTTTATTGCTTGGGTAAAAAACATACAAACGGTTATTATAGATATCTACTACAATCTTCTCCTTATCTGGAATAGAATCATAAACATTTTGGATAGATGATTCCGTGAGTGAAGATTCACTAGCACCATCGAAGATAAAAATACCTTTATCATTCGCAAAATAGGCGTAGTTAGAATCGCAGACCACTGACTCCTGACTAAAAGTACCGCCTTGAGCGTTAGATTCTTGCTGTGTCCATGTGTCTGCCGTTTGGCTGAACATCTGATACTTGTGATTTCTTGTCTGAATATAGATAACACCACCGAGCTTAAACATAGCTGTTAATGGATCTCCTGTCTGGATCGCCGGGAAGTTCTGATAAAAATCACGGTCGAATTTGTCATAAGATTCAATTGGCTTAGACTTCAAAAACGTTCCATATGGGTAAGACCAGAGTGCTTTAGTATCCACTTCGGCATCGAAATAGATAAGGTTATCTTCTTGCCCATCCATAATATTCGACAGCTTAGCTTTAAGATCAGTATCAGTCTGTGCATCCATGATTGGGATTGTCGAAGTAGACCAATCGGCTGGATCTAATAAATTAACCGATTCTTTACCGTTCACATACCTGATTTTATTCAAATTCTGATTAAATCTAACGTTCTTAGTGCCTGACGGGAGGTCTCTGATTTTGACTACATCACCATTTGCCATCAATCGGTAGAGTTCAGACTTATTCTTTGTAACAAATGGGAATAGAACCGTTTTAATACCATCAATGTTAGCTTCAAAGACATTTGGAATGCTCCCAGAGTCTGCTGTGTAGAGTTGATATAGGATATTATCACCTAAAACTGCGAGCTTGAAGTTTCTATCCTCATTATGCTGAAGCCCGATCTTAACCGTGATTTTCTCATTTTGCTTAATTTCTGGAGCATCTACAAAGACAAACTCTACTTCTTGCCCTGTCGTGCTAATTTCTATATTTGCACATGATTTAGCTATTAGTTTATCTTCGTTATCATAGATTCTGGACTCAAAGATGCCGTAAGTGTCATCAGTAACTAACATTTTGACCTTAAGCGAGTAAATAATACCGTTGCCAAGAACTACAACGCCAAATTGCTTCTTATCTTCGCTGAAAGAATACCCAGAGCTTTGGTAGTTCTCTATCAAAATACGTTTACCAATCGGTTCACAGAGCTTCGTAAAACCTCTTCTGGTTTTATATTCGCCGATCCTCTCGAAGCGAGCATTCTGTGCTAAATACAGCTCTTCCGAAGTCATTGTGTCGTTAGGCTTGTATGTTTTGATGCCTTTAGAGAAATTAGTCGTAACTGGCGAACTCTTGGCCGTAGATGTACTTGGGATAGTCCCCACCTTATTAAAACGTGAGCTTGGCATTTTAGCCTCCGTACCTTAGATTAAGCGGTAATCTAGCACGATTCTTGAGTTTCATCTGTCGCATACCATACCTTGTTTTAAAGTTCGTAATAATAGCCTCTGCCTTATTTTCATAGATCTGTGCGTAATCGAAGTTATCGCGCAATCTTTCCGCTCGAGATAATGCTAAGTAAACCAAAGCTTCACTATATTCATAAGGTAAAACTGGTTCATCATCATCTTCAATCATCTCTGTAGGCTTCGCGAGGTAGAGATGTTGAATTGTAAGATTATTCTTCCAACACTTAGGGTTTTCTGAATTATCTACAAGCTTATAAAAAACCTTGTTGCCGAAGATTGTGTATTTGTTTGGCGATTTTGAATTAAAGAAGTCTTCATAAGGTACATAATCTAGTTGATTTTTATTTCCATCTTTATCTACTGCAAAGATCATAAATGTTGATTGATAATCACGAGGTAAATCAAGTTCCGTCTCTGATGGAGAGACATCCAACTCGTCGACCTTCTCCAAGAACGTGTGCTTATCTTCTCCTAAGATTTCAAACTGAGCTTCATTAAGAAACTCCTTAATAACATCATCAGAAAACTCCTCATCATTAAGTCTAGTTTTTACTCGTTTTACAAGATTGCTAAATGTGTAGTTCTCCAAAATTGAACCTATCACATCGCCATTTATTTTAGTATACCACAAAAAAAGACACCCCTCGGCGAAGTGTCTTTTTCTTTTGTTTTAGTGTCTGTTTTAACCCTTACTAGGCGGATACAATAGAAGCAACTGCTTTTTTCTTACCATTTAAGATGAATGAGTCGTAGATGAAACGACCAGTAAGAACGTTACCATCAACAAGTTCAGAATCCGTAATGATGCGAGTTTTAACAGCTTCTTTCGCTCCGAGCAGAGCCTTTTTGTGCCACATCAAGGCATGAGTCTTTGCTGGGAAGTAGGAGGTTGGAATTTTCACGACTGGAACACCATCAAGTTCGCCAACAAAACCTCTACCGAGCAATTTGGCGATATAATCGGAACCGTTAGTGCCGGTTACGATATCTCCCTTAATTAATTTGTAAAACGCTGGTGTAACTGCTAAGATACGACCGATAAGAGGGGCTTGAGCTTCGTCTAAGAATTCACCCATGTCAAGGACGCCGGAGTAAGCTTTTCCGGTGGTTAGAGTAATTTTCTGGTTAACAGCCGTAGCGCCAGTTGCGACCGCCAAGAGACGGTGTTTATCAATTTCTGGGGCAACCTGTTCTTGAAGCTGTGCTTTCATGATTTCTCCAGCACGTTTCGCCATTACTTGCTGTTTATTATTACCGTCATCAATAGCAATCTTGAAGCCACGGTCTTTGGTCAAGGTGTATGGTGTGATAACATCTTGCAATTCGTTATTCCCGCCGTAACGGTCACCAGTGCTTGTGCGATCGTAGTCTTTAAGTGGAACTGTAGTTACAGTATAGACATTAACGGTTCTGACACCATCGAAATCATAATCTTTATTGACGAAGTCATCGGTATAAGAACCGTGGGAGAAAGCTTGGTCGAGCTTTTCTGAATATTTTTGGGCCAAATTAACAGCCATTTTGAATCCTTTCTAATTATTAACTAGCCAAGTAATCCGTCTAGGAATGGATCGCTTTCTTCCTTTTCTCCGAATTGTGAAGAATCTGAAGATTGCATAGTAGGTCTTTTGGACGCTTGGCGAGCCGCCATTTCTTTTTTAATCTCTTCTTTAAGTTCAGAGCGGATTGAATCAGTTTTTACAGTATTAGCACCAACGATTTTATATACATCATCAAGTGATAATTGACCATTAATCACCAACAATCCTTTTGTCATAATCTGACCATTCTGAGGGTTGATTAACGGGTCACCGTTAGCATCAGTAATTGGCTGAGCTAAATATTCGACCATTTTCTGCTCTGCTTCAGGAGTAAGTTCTACGGATTGTTTCCACTTATTAGCGTCCATTTCTGCTTTCATCGCCCTAACTTCTGCTAAGGCTCTGATATCAGCTGGAGCACTCTCGTCAACTGAGTTCCGTGTCATTTCACGCTCGAGTTGAGCTTTTTCTTGAGATTTTTTGTAAAACTCTTTTTCAACATCACGATACATTTTTGCAACTTTTTTAGCTGCATCTGGATCGTTAAGGTCAATGCCTTTTTTGGCCAAAAAATCGGTAATATCATCATCAGTTTGCGAATCATTATTAGATTCGGCTGAATCAGTTCCTTCTCCTTGACTATTTGATGTTGACTGTTCATCGTTTTCTTCGACTGCTGAAGTATTATTATCTTCTACGGTTTGCTCGTTAGAGTCCTCGAAAATCATTTCTTCAGTTCCAGTTTCGCCTTCTTCGAACATTGTTTCTCCTCTTGAGATTAATTGTTTATGTACGGACGGGTTTCGTTTAACCCGTCAGCCCAACTCTTTACACTTATGGCGATGTGGAGACCCTTGTCTCAATTAATTTATAATTAACTAAAGAGTTGAGGTGACGGTCATGCTTATATCAACGGTTTCGCCCTATTTTTCCTCCTTCAATTCTTTCTTGGCCCGCTCGATCCCGACATCAATGTACTGAATCACCGCCTCAACTCCTATGGCTCGGTCTATCATTCTTACAACGTCGTTCTGGGGCATAGTCATGGATGAATCTAGATAGGATTGTTTGAAATCAACCAGTTTATTCATAAACTTTTTCCCTACCTTAGATTCCCAGAAGGTCTTCCATTCTACTGGGGTGATTTTGTCTTTTTCTTTATGATCTTTAGTATCCATATTCATCTCCTTCCATTTGTTCACCTGTCATAAGCTCTTGTGTGGGTAATTCAGTATCTTGTGGCGTTATCTTATCGTCTTGTGGTAATTGCATTTGTTCTGGTGGCGTAATAATCTGTTCTATCTCTTCTTGTGTTAAATCAGGGAACATCTTCCTAAACATAATCTTCTTGAGTGCCGACAAGTTGTTAGTTGGATCTTGAATTAGAATCTGATAGGCTTGAGTATAGGCTTCCTGTTCTTCAGAACGCTGTAATTTGCGTTGGATGTCGAGAGTTATCATCGGCGTATATTCACCGAGGAACTGTCTTGGATTAACTTCATCAAATGACACCTTAGCATCGCCTAGAGTCCTAACCCACATCTGTTCTGGAGCATAAAGCTGAATTAGCTTTAATACGATTTTTGCCTCTTGAAAGAAGAACTCATTAGCAAGTGTTTGAGCTTTCTCTTGAATTCTAGAATCCATTTGTCCGAGCATATTCTTAATTTCGGTAGCAGTGGTGCTACCTGTTGCACTAGCCCCTTTAGAGATACGACTAATAGCAGATGATTCACGAATCTCATCTTTAATATTGAGACGTTCTTGAGAGATACCATTTGGAATCGCCGGTGGATTATTCCAAGACATCGCACCTTGTGGTAATGGATAGATTTTGCCTGGAGCTGGCTCCATATCATCAATCCACTCCGAGAATTTTGGATCTAATGTCTTCTCTGGATAGAGCGTGTAAAGCAAAGCTTCTATATTTAACTCGGTTAGCTCATTGAGAAGTTCTTGTTGGTCTGCAATAATATCAACATCTGAATCACCGTAAGGTAGGGAGATATCAGCATAAATTCTCCCATGTGCAAATGGTAGCAATCCTTCAGCCTTGTCATCTTCTGTAATCTCTTCTCCTTTTAGTTGCGCTTCGGCTTTTCTCTGCGCTTGTTGAGATTTAGCCAAAGCGTAATGTGGGTTTTCACGTTCTTCGATAATCGTGCTACGATTAGCAATAACTACGACATGCTTTTTAGTCCAGATCTCAATTAATTCGACTCGATCTTTATTATCGTCAATAGAGCCAATCATCTGATCTTTTTTAGACTTGTCGTCATCTTCGTCTTTACCTCCAGAGATGATCTCATCAAGGTTTTTATAGCGTTTTTTATAGCTATCCGTCTTAAAGTCATAGATAGTCTCTTCTTCAAGTGATTTTTTATCCGCGAAAAACCTACGCCCTACGTATTTCCAATCTTCGTAAGATGAAGATGACGGGTCAATAATCATATCCCTGATAGGAATATTTATTTTATGTACATAACCACCATCACGATCTTCGATCCACTCATAAAATGCACAAAAATTACCAGTGATAAGACCCTGGCGTCCATTTACCTTGTTCTTTTGTACCCAATTATCACGAAGTGCGAAATCTGCATAGATCTCATTTAATACTTTAGTGTCAGCTTCCTGATCAGGATGATTCGGCACATAATTAACTAGAGGATTAGAATTAAAAAGCTCAGCTACGATTGTGTTAACGGCTGAATTGACCATTGGAACAAAAGTCTGAACAACACCATCATGACTGCGTTTGACTCGGATATTGCGATAGAGTTTCCAGTTGTTCTCCCACTTTTGGTGGTAGTTCTGTTTCGCGTAGTTCCAAGAGCGCTCAAATTTACCAAGCCATTTCGTTAGCTTAGTATCTTTTTCACCAGATTGTTTCTTTTTTTGTTCAGTCAACTTAAAACCGAACACATCGCCATTGCCCACATTATATAACATAATCGTTTTGTCTACAATAATTTAATACCAACTATCCTTAGTTTTTCTGAAAGCTTTTGGTGTGTAAGATTTGAACTTGACCTTCAACTTAATATCTAATTGTTCGGTTTTAGCCATTAAAGCATAGATAAACGCTGAACTGCTGTGTGAAGACCAGTCATGTTCAGGCTTGTTTCTTAAGAGCTTATTCTTATTATCATATTCATAGTGATAAGCCCTTAGACACTCAAGACCACGCTGACACTTCTCTTCATCAAACCAACAGAGTGAGAATTTCGGACGTGCCACCAAGTCGATATCATCCTGCCCAAGACTAAAATTAGTGGGTCTCAAGACCTCAATATTGTAGATCCCGTGATTATTAAAGAATTCTATCCTAGTCATACCAGTCTGTAATTCACGAGCTTTGGAGTCGTGTGGTAAAAAGTGAGTGGTATATTGATATGGTTTATTCTGGATATACGAAATATAATGTCCTAAATCCTCGTTAGAGCCTTCATAGTGATCTATAAAATGGATTTCATTACCAATGGTCTGAAAGAACCAAATCACTGTGGAATCACCGATACCTAAGTCCCACGCTGTATAGACACCAGTAGAAGCATCGTATGGCACTTTTGTAATCCGCCCATCACTACGCGCTTGAGCAAGTTGTTTTCCAAATACTGAGCCAGTCTTAGAAGTCATCGGCTCGCCTAGCCAAACATGTTCAAACATTTCTGGATTATCGAGCCTCATCTTCTCTCGCTCTTCGATAATTTCCTTGCTAAGTAGCGATTCGATTGAGTCTGAATTAATCTTTTGGACGAACGTTCTGTCATCTGCTTTCTTTACAATCAAATCCCAAACAGGATCATTTTCAGTTAGCCTGTTGAACGTCCAGATGAGTCGGCTTCCAGCCTTACGAATTGTAGGCACAAGTGTATTAATGCTGTCTGCAGAGACACTTTGTGCTTCTTCCACCCATACGATGTCAATCCCCTCAATAGACTTAATGCTTTGCGAATTGTTATGAAGTCCCTTAAAGAAGATTTCCGAACCGGCCTGTTTGTTCCTGATAATGTCTTTTTGAACTTCCCAAGTATTAAGCTTATATTTAGAGATCAAATCAGATAGGAGCTTATGTACAGAATCTGCAATTGAATTCTGAACCTCACGAGTACAGAGGATTCGCAATTTCTTGTTCATGCCTAAAATCAATAGCGATAGAGCGACTGAGGTTGATTTGCCGGATGCACGCCCACCATAAAGTACGATATGTCTAAGGTCTTTATCTAGATCAAAAAGAACCTTAAACTCTTTAGGGATTTCAATTTCTAGTTGCATTTTTGCCACCCTTATCTGAAAAATCTTCTACTACTATCTTGACCGAACTAATCTTCTCACCGCCAGATGTAATGTCTCGTTTCTCTGTGATGCGAGCTTTCAGCTTATTGTACTCTGCAATAGCCTTCATCTTGGCATGAAAATCTGCGTCCTGTATGATAAGTTTCTCGAGTTGTTTGTCCACGAACTGATCGTTTAATCCATGGGCTTCAAAAATCTCATCTATTCTTTCGAGAATGTAAGGTTTTGTCAGGTTCTCGCATGCACCCGCTTTCGCTGTCCTATACCAACCAGGTTTGTTAGTATCGACACCGTAAGCCTCAACATACGATTGAACTCCGTTACCAAAAAACTCCCTATCTCCTGCGTAAAGCTGACAGAATAGCTCCTGCTGTGGAGTTAATCTATGGCCACTCTTAGTGGTGGGCTTTATGATGCTCTTCCGTGTCGCTTTCTTTTTTTCTTTTTTCATCTACCTCCTTAAATACTCGGCAATAATTTGCCTACACTCACTTAACCCGACTCCAAACTCTGCCTTGTAACCTCTCGCACGCAGCTTCTCAAGCATTTCGGCTTGCTCTTCAACATGTTTGTCCCACCAATCTCCTTTTTTGCGAATTTTAGTTTCGCCTTTCAAGATCTTTTTTGCATCTTTATCGCGTTTTAATTTTGTGCCGTCTTTTTTGATTTCAAGATATAGCCCGTAGACTAATAATCGATCATTACAAGGCCCAAAAAACAACCTCGCCACTTCGTGCAATAAATAAATCTGGATAACCACGCTTTGGATGTAGTCTCTTATGTTTTGCTGCCTGACCAGGTGTTAATTTGAGGTCGGCTGCAATATCAAAACGATAGATCACATCTGGGTATTGTTGCTGTAAGTATCGAGCGATCTGCTCATAGAGATTATGTTCAGAGTTGTATTTAGGAATTCGTCTCATTAAAAATCCCCCTCTTGTACTTGCAAGCACTTCAATCCAAGACTTCGCCACATCTCAACAACTTGGTTACGGTCGTCTAGGACGAACTCAATGTTGTAATAATCTCTGATATACCTCTCAAACAATTCTCGTTTTACGATTGAGTCTTTTCTAATATCACCTTCAGGTCGCATAAGTAGCATTCCATAAGGGACATCATTTTCTCTCAACCACTTATTTGTTTCCTCACGACATACCTCATCACGCCCAGAGGTTAAGATAATAAGATATTTATATTTTATTGTATCGAGTAATTTCTTAATAATTGGATCAACCTCATCTTGGTATACTCTGCTCCAGTCATAAGGGCTTCGGTCTTTCATGTGGGCTAGGGTTCCGTCTATATCACATATAATTGCTGTGCGGAGGTTTTTATTATGCTCATAGACAGCTTGTTGTGGTTTTAAGTATTGATTATACATTCTACGGATTACCGCCTCTCCTACGCCATTAGGGCGCTTATTATCACGTTCTATACATACTTCTAGTGGAGTGTCGAAAAACTTAACCTCGAACTCTGCCTTGTAGTATCTAGCTAACTGACTGAAATATCTTTCATGTGCTAAGTTGAAGTTCGTGTCATCAACTACAACATTCTTCCCAATCTTAAGGGCGTTCTCTGTAAGTTCTCGTTCAGTTATAACGATCTGTTCCTCTAACTTCCTAGAGAATACTCCACCGTTCATCATAGCCCTTAGGTCGTCTTTATTTACTCTGACCCAATTATGATCTTTTGCCACTAGCTCCTTAGCATAAGTGGATTTTCCTGAAGCAGGTAGCCCACGCAATAATAAAATTTTCATTGGTTTTCCTTTCTAGTGTATGTTTTAACAATAAACTGCTCAATCCAATCTAAGTCTGGCTTCATGTTTATGAACTCACTTTTTGATTCAGCCATGCTGATTCTCATATTCATATCGGACATAGCTGCTATTACTTCTGGAACTAACCCCTGGATCTCATCAATATTCATAGGCTTGATCCTACGCATTAGATCGTAATAATCACAATCTTCTACGCTACATTTGAATTTGCCAGTAAGTAGGAATTGTTCACATTGCCACATTACTCTCAAGAAAGCTATGGCGAATTTAGCTGTTCTTTTCTGACCAAGTAAACCAGTGTCTTCAAAGTTGTAAAACTTATTCCACTGATTATGGGCATAACCCCTACTAGCGGCTATAAATCTATGAGTGTCAATAAACTTCTTCCAGTTTTCTTTCATCTCTTGATGTGCTGGGCTGGTTTCATATACCTTGTCGCTAAAAAATACTTCTAGAATGGTGGCATTACCTTGGACTGCTTGTTTACAGAAATCAGCTAGCTCATAACTAGTATTATCTTCATCTCCCTCGATCCAAACAGTATTTTTGTCTCTCTTGAAAGGGCTTAGCTTATCTTGAAGCGAAGAAATATGTATGCCTCGATAATCGTAATCTGATTCTGGAGTATCTAAACCATGTAACCTACTTCCAACTAATACTTTTGCTAAAATTTTCACTTCTCTCCTTTCGGTTTAATTGATTTCCAGATTTTTGCTTCTATATCTTTTCCTGACCTTATCGCAAAAATATATTCTCGCATCTCTTTAACCACTTCATTGTCAGATAAAGCAATTTCTTTATTGGTCATGTCTCGAGTAATTACGAATGCTTGATTGACTTTGCTGAATAACTCGTTGTATTTATCTAGCAATTCTTTTTCTGTGTCATCTAGCCACTTGATAAACTCCTCTGGAATATTCATTCTGTCTATTCTTTGCCCATTAGACAAGGCTTCCCATACTCTCTTTGCAGAAAACTCGGTAACGATTCGATGAAGTCTGATATATTCATCGGTCTTATATTTTAGGCGATAGCTTCCGTAATTCACCACTACACCCTCATGGAGTCCGTCTTTATTTAAGGCGTTGATGTCTAATAGTGTTTCGTAGTCGTATAGCTTCGGCTTCTCAAACTTCAGGTCGTCGGTATAGATGTTGATATCTTTCCCAGTTTCATTATCGATAATAGCGAGAAGCACAAGTTTTCTCTCATCACCGTAATTTAAGACAATTTGGTTATCGGGATGAATTAGCTCAAAGTGGTAAGTCCAGCCCTCCTTGAATTCGTAGTTATTCTCATCAACGATTTCTTTTGCCATTCGAGCTTGGTCTGACTCAAAACTAGCTTTAGAAGTAATGACTAAACCATGCTTCTCGTCTTTTGTGATCTTGATTAAAGAGCCATCTAACTTCTCTTGGACTACTGGGGATCGCTCTTTTAACATCAGTTTCTCGACTTTAATGCCGTCTGGTTCATCATGGTTGAAGAACTTTGGAATACATCGCTGGACGATAGCTCCGTCATCATCAAACACAATACCACGAGCGTTTAAGGTGCAGTTATTCCACAGACTCTCGAATTGAGTAAACTCTGTGTACTGATATATGGTCATGTCCTTGTAGGTTTGGCTTCTTATCAAACCTTTCTTAACGTACTCGTCAAATGTTGATTTCGTTGGCAACATTATCTCTCCTCTTCACTTGATTTAATTAAATGATTGATTTTGAATAAAGCCTCTTGAGTCTGTTGGCTATGTATTTGTAACGCAGACCTGATGACAAGCAAATCTTCATAACTCAAATCAGCTTCATTTGGAAGTAGAATGTCCATTTATTTCTCCTTGTTTTTTAATAACTCTTCTAATGTTACAGGCATGAAATTATTTACATCTACCCCAACGTTGAATGCGTTGACTTCTTTTAATTGTAATTCTTCTTTAGAATGGACATGACCATATAGGTGGATTGAACCATATCTTTTAAGATTCCAGTTCTGAATCGGGTAATGAAAGAGAATAACCGTCCGTCCCTCGTCTTCCATCTCTAGGTAATGGTGTACTGAATTAAATAGACTACAAAGGTTTTCGCTCCTAATGAAGTAATCGTGGTTGCCTATGATCAAATGCTTTTTGCACTTAATTCTTTTAATTAGCTGACTAACTATGCGTGGAGTTTTCTCTAATGTAAAATCTCCTAGAATATAAAGTTCGTCATTTTCTGAAAGTCGGTAATTGATATTATCGATGATAGTGTTGTTCATCTCCTCGATGGAGGCAAAGGGTCTATTTTCATATTTAATAATATTCGTATGAGATAGATGCAAATCAGATATATAGTATTTCATTATTGTTCCTCAAACCTATCCCATGCTGGAATATAAAATATATCTTCTTCCATCGGTATGTATGCTTGATCCTGGTAGCCCCTATATATTTTCCTTCCTTTTGTTTAATTGCCTTACATCGCTTAGAACAAAACTTTCCCCAACCACGCTTAATGTCTGCTATACGTGGGTAAAATTCTTTGCCACACACAGGACAGAACCTCTTAGTAGATTTACCTCTAAATTCTATTTCACGCATTTCCCCCCCTTTGGAAAAATCCTTTCTCTGTCAGGATCTTAACCGCATAATAAGAATCTATAACTCTTGCATTGAGTCGAAGGATATTATGAAGGTATCTTCGATTCTTATGGATTCTTGGGTCGTCATCAGATATATCGAATACATCGAAGAGTACCTTGCTTACAAATAACATTTTATTATCGGCACGCACAAGTGCATAGTAGCAACCACTTCTTCCGTATTCCCCTTTGCATTTGCGGAAGCCAAACTTGCTAAACTCACGTTCTGGTACGCAAGGCTTCAAATAGATTTCCATGTTATTTTAACTCCCCCATCTCATATTTACGAACTGTTTCCCACTGTTCTTTGTGTTCTTCGAGGGATTTTTCGAGATCTGCATCATTATGGAAGATGATAGCTCCTGGTATATAACTATATGTAGTTATAGTTTGGTTTAGTTCTTTGGTTATGTAATCATAAATTGTATAAATATTTTTATGATCAGACACAAACTTTCCTCCCTCAGCATCGTCTAGAAGTACTTGGCGAGCAATATCATATTCGCGTTTAGCTTCAAGTTCTTCTGCCGTACGACTGTAGTTGCCTGTGTTATAACGGTAGTCATCCTCTGTGTCTCTATAATCTTCTGAGTAACTAATTGTTCCATCATCGCTGAGATAATAATACTCACCGCCATATCTAACTCTCCGTCTCTTGTATTCTTTAGGAAGCTCTGCGAACCAATCATCAAAGTTATCAATTTTTTCAACCACAAACTGATAATTTAAATCTTCATTGATTAAGGATTTTATGCCAAAAATATTAATACGCTCTTCAAAAACCGTGCCAACCTTGAGGTCTGGGGTGTCCTTTAGTAGTTTGTATAGTTTCATATTATTTCTCACTTTCCTTAATTATTCACGGGGAACATTTCCGATCCCTCTGATTTGCGTGATATTGTCACCGCAATATCAATGTTCTTAATACCTTTATCTCTTAGGTATCTTTCCGTTTTCTTAATTTCTGCCAAGCTCGTGTTTACTATCCTGTATTCAGAACCGTCTGTAGCTTCATATCGAATTACATAGTTGACTGGAAGAGCTGGCTTAATATATTTTCTTTGTTTCATATTCTTTCCTTAGTCTGGGCGGGGGGTTACCGCCCAGGTAAGCATGAAAATGTGGCTGCGTCTTTGACATTTAACTGGCTATTATTTAAGGGGGTATTACGCCAGCACCACATACTTATTTTTTAACTTCTTCCTGTTTAGCTTCTACCTCAAGAGCAGGAGCTTTAAAATAATCTGATATCTTAGCCTGCCCGTCTGAAATAGATTTCCAAACTCCCCTAAGTTCAATCAAGTCCTCTTTGGTGCAGATTGTTAATTGTTTTCCGATGTAGTGTTCAAGCTGAGATTTCTCTACTCCATATTTCTTAAAGCCATCGATAAGTCCTTTGACGATCTCTTCCACTGGTCTGGTTTCTTTAGAGGCTAACGTCTTCTTACATTCGTTTACTGCCATCTCTGTAATATCGCCTGGGATGATAGCTAGGATACAGGCCCTGACTCGTCTTGCACCGAAATTAGCCGTAGCTTCATAAATATCTCTTGCATCCGTGAGACTCACGCGCCCCTTCCTAGT